ACGGTTCTGACCCGATGGTGAATCTTACAGCGGTAACAAACATTATAGATTTGTTGACGGTATCAGTTAGGTATCAGACAGACGATTACCCTATCGCCCGCAAAATACGTCTCATCCGCGATATGCCAACAGACGATTTCGCTTCAGGGTTTGCGTTACGTTTCGACCAATCAGTATTCCCTGGTCGTCTTCGCATTGTTTACAAGGCTGCATACACCGCTACCGCAGCGGAAGCAACCGATATCAATAGCACTTGTGGTGTGCAAGAAACAGTGACAGACATTGTGATATTAGGCACACAGATACGGTTGATGTCTCCAAGAGAAATTAAACGAAACTTCACAGAATCACAAGGCGACACACGACGCGCAGAAGAAGTAACAATCGGGGCGATAGGTAACAGCACAGCGAGTTTAATCAGATTACGCCGCGACCGAATCCAAGCAGAAGCAGCACGCCTAGCAAGGGCATACCCAACATTCTTATCTAAAGATTAAACGCCAATGGCACTACTAAGATTCACTGACGCTTTTCGCCCAGCGCCACGGTTCTTTGCTGGTGGTACAACAACACAACTTGTTCCAGACATTTTCCCAGTTGCTATCAACGGCAGACCGTACCTTCCCGATTTCAAAGCAGGCACGTTTACTAGAGGTTTTGAACCGCGTGTCCGTGACTCTGTAGACCAATCAACAAGCCCAGGTGAGGCTGCTATCAACCCTCAAGGGTTATGGCGTCGAGGTGAATCGTCATGGCATTACGGTGCTGGACAAAAATATGCTGACACAGCCGAAGGTCAAGATTACCGTTACTACTCTAGCAAAGGTGTTAACCCTTGGACTAAAGGACAGTTGACATTACTGAACGCAACTAAACAATCACAGTCGTCAGCGAACACCAATCTGCAAGTGGTTGTAGCAAATAACGAACTATATATGTTAGATGGTACAGCGGTCAGGTATTCATCTAACCCGTTTGATGCGTCACCAACATGGAATTCTGTGTCAGGGCTACCTGCACTCACCCCAAGAGATATTGCGTCAGATGGCACAAACATTTATTTAACATACGCTGGCACAACAAACAGTTACGGTCTATGGAAAGTTAACTCGTCACACACCGCATCCAATGTCGCTTACGGACATCAACTATATTATGTCGACTTCGTTAAAGGACATCTAATAGTCAGCGGAGACAGCGCATCTGCTTCCGCAACAGACCTGTATTACGACCCGACAGGAAACATTGGGGGCGACGACTACGCCCACCCGATATCAACATGGAACTGGGTTAGTTTCGCTTCAGGTCAAAACGCCATCTACGCGGCAGGATACTCAGGTGACCGTGGCGCAATCTACAAAATCACTATCACAGCAGCAGGCGTATTAGACCAACCAGTTGTCGCACTCGATTTACCTACAGGTGAAATACCTACAGCAATCTACGGATACCTTGGCGGCATTGCTATCGGCACAAACAAAGGTGTACGGTACGCAACAGCAGACGCTTCATCAAACTTGACAGCAGGCGCACTCATCCCAACAACAGGACAAGTTCTTTCATTCACCGCTGAAGACAAATTCATTTGGTTCACATGGTCACAATACGATTCAACATCAACAGGTTTAGGTCGCCTCGATTTATCTACTCTGATAGCAACAAACACCCCAGCGCACGCATCAGATTTGATGCACACATCAACCGCTAATGTCCTATCGTGTGCTACATACAGTAACAAACGGGTGTTCGCAGTATCAGGCGCAGGAGTGTATGTAGAAGACTCAGCGAACTTTGTGACAGAAGGCGACATAGTTACAGGCATCTACCGTTGGGGTATCCCAGACCGCAAATTTGTAGCCAAATTTGATATCAGAACCACCCCACTTTACGGCACAGTAACCCCATACATTGCTTTAGATTCTGGGGATTTTATGTCGATGACACCACACAACGCTGCGCTGGCTACAGAAGCAGTGGCGACAGGTCCACAAAACAAGTTCATTGAAGCAAAATTCAGACTCGTTCTTGCCAGAGGTTCAGCAACAACAGCCCCAACTTTGACCCGTTGGATGGCTAGAGCATACGCTTCGCCAGCCCGCAGCCAAGTTTTCCGTGTCCCAATCCTCATGCACCATAGGCTTGTGGTTCATGCAACCGAATACTATTTTGATGTAGAATCAGAACTACAGGCACTACGGGACTTGGTAACAAATCCTGTTGTGGTAAACTACCAAGAAAATAATGAAACATATTCTGTAGTGGTAGAAGATTTAGAGTTCCAGATAGTAGACGGGTACCAAGACACATGGGACCTTGAGGGAACTTGTACGGTTACAATGCGTTCGGTTCAAGATTAGGAGTGTAAATGGCAGCAGTTACTAGACGTTCTTATGCGGGTGCGGCGCCAGCGTGTACACTCACGAACTCTATTACCGCTGGTGACACTACAGCGTTGTTGACGGGGACTGTGACAGCATGGAATAGCACGGCGACAGGTCCGTTCTTCATGGTTATTGACCCAGGTTTAGTTACTGAAGAAAAAGTTTTGGTTGGTTCTCGTACAGGTTCTGCGTTGTCGAGTATGACTCGCGGTGCTGATGGTACTACTGCTGCTTCTCACGCTGCTGGTGCTACTTGTTATCCTGTGTTCACTGCTACTGACGCTGATGAGGCGAACACTCTTGCTGCTGTGATGACCACTCGCGGTGACTTGATTAAGATGGGTAGCGGTCCTACTGTTGCTCGTCTTGGTATTGGTACGGCAGGCTATGTGCTAACTTCGGATGGTACTGACCCTGCGTGGGCTGTTCTGCCTGCTAGTGGTGTTGCTGGTGATAGTGACCAGTTGGTTTTAGGTTCACAAGTATTCGGATAATATAGGAGATATATGGCATCAACATTCACTAAGTTAGCGTTACAACCAGCAGGTACTACAGGCGATGGTTTAGGTATTCTTGTTGTTGCTACTGCTACAGCAGGTACAGCGATTCACACAGCGTCATCTACTGCAACAACTATTGATGAGTTGTGGTTGTACGCATACAACGACCATTCAAGTTCTGTTGTTCTGTCGGTAGAATACGGCGGTGTGACTTCGCCTAAAGATGTTATCAAATCAACGCTTACTTCTCAGGCTGGACTTGTTCTAATTTGTGCTGGTCTGGTAATTCAGGGTAATGCTACGGCGAAAGTTGTGCGAGCCTTCGCTGGTACAGCGTCTAAAGTTTCTTTGTTTGGATATGTAAACCGAATAACGGTTTAGGTTTTTGTGGGTAGACCGCACGCACCGCGTACTAGGGTTGGTACAGCGTTATCTGATTGGAGTTTTCCTACAGGTGATGGTCCTGCACCAATCCCTGTTGATTATTTAGTTGTTGGTGGTGCTGGTGGTGGCGGCGGTACAAGAACAAATAATTATGGCGGCGGTGGTGGCGGTGCTGGCGGTTTTCGTACTGACACAAATTTTGTTGTAACATCTGGTGTAACGCTCACTGTAACAATCGGTGCTGGTGGTGCTGGCGGCACTGGTGGTGTTACTGGTACCGCTAACGATGGCGTGTCAGGTAACGACTCAGTTTTTAGCACAATCACTTCCGCAGGTGGTGGTGGTGGTGGTGGCAGTAATCGAGTTGGTATCGCTGGTGGTTCAGGTGGTGCAGGTAGCGCAGCGCAGGCTGCTGGTGCAGGTAACACACCAAGCACTTCACCAAGTCAAGGCAACGCAGGTGGTACAGGTACAACTAATCCACCATATGCAGGCGGTGGCGGTGGTGGTGCAGGCGCAGTTGGCGGTAACGCAGTCGACAATACAAGCGCTGGTAACGGTGGAAATGGCACAAGCAATTCTTACAGCGGTTCGGCAGTAACTTATGCAGGTGGTGGCGGTGGCGGTAAAGACTCTGGGCAACCTGGTACTGCTGGCACAGGTGGCACTGGTGGTGGTGGTGCTGGCGGTGACGGTGCCGCTGGGTCAAACGGGACAGCAAACTTAGGCGGTGGCGGTGGCGGTGCAGGATTAACGGCGTCATCAAATGGTGCAGGCGGTACTGGTGGTTCGGGTGTTGTAATTATTAGGCACGCCGATACATATGCA